GTACTCTGCAATTTACCCCAGATGAAGGCCATTAGGCATCTCTCTTTTTGAGCAGGTATATCGCAGCAAGCACGACCGCCCCGGCGACCAACGCCACGCCCACCGCCCAATGCACGCCGCTGAGACCCGTCAGTGCCGGTGCCGCCGTTGCAGCCGCCGCAGCCACGCCGCCCAGCTTGCTGACATCCACCGCCATTGAGCCCTGGGCCGGTGTGGCGGGCTCGACACTGCGAGAGGCCACGAATGCACCCTTGGCCCAGAGACCGGCTTCAGCGGCCCGCCTGTTGCTCAGACCGGCATCCAGTTTGTTTCCTTTGGTCTTGTTCCAGCGGGCCAACTCGGTGGGCACGGCGCTGTAATCACGACCGTTCAACTTCCGAACCAAGGTGCTTTTCCGCATAGCGGCGACGCCGACATTGAACGTCCAACTGACCAGGGCGGCGAATTGATTGTCGGTAAGTTCGGCGCTGACCGCGCGAGACACTGCGCTTTCCGAAATCGACAGATCAATCAGAAGAAGCTTTTCGGCGTCTTCCTGGCTGATCTTCATGCCTTCGGTCACGCCCAGCGTGTGACCGTATCCGATGGTCCAAACACCGGCTGTGCAGCGGTACGCCTCCAAACGGAGGCCCTCCCACTGCTTGATGAACGCCAGCCCCTCGGGGCTGATGCGACGCGTGGTCATGACAGCACCGGCCAGACGACATTCCACGGGAAGCCGGGCTGGCTGGGCACGTCTCGCAGGGCCTGCCGGTATGCCGCAAGATCGAAGTCGAGGCCGTTGCCTTCCTCCAGCGCCTTGATCACGCGCCAGTCGGTGGCGGCGATGCGGGCATTCCGATCTGCGCGCACTGAGGCGGCCTGCTGGGCATTACGAGCGTCAATCTCATCTTGGGACAGCGCCTCAACAACCCACTGCTGCGTCCATGATTGCCCGTCAAACAACGGCGTGCGCTCCACCAGCTTGTGCGTAGCAGCATCAACCACCGGCTGATCTGCAAAGTGTACAGGGTACACATTCCATTCGGCCAGATCAGCAGACGAGATGCCACCAACCGGAAAGCTGGTTGATGGATTGTCTCGGATCAAATCAGTCTGCGTGTATGGGTACGTGACGATCTGATTGTCGATGGCTTTGACGTAGAGCATCTCAGCCCCCCAGTTGCTGCTTTAGCACCGCCAGCATCACCTTAGCCTTCTTTTGCTCCAACCGCTCGGAAGCAAGAAGGCCGGTTAGCTGATCAACAAAACCGGACAGTTCCGACCGTTCATCAGTGCCCATGGCGGCAATGTTCGCCAGCGCCAACGTGTAATTGTCGATGTTGATCTGGTAGTGCATCACCTCTTGCTCGCGCGCTTCAAGGTTGATGGCGAGAATTTCCTCGCGGGTTTTCGGGGTTTCTTTGGTGGTATCGGTCATTTCTCTATCCTATTTGATTGTGTTAAAGGCTACGCCACATGCAGTAGCGCCGGGAGGCAGCGTTGCTGGATTTGCGTACTTGGTTCCAAAGCCAGAACCTGAAAACGAGTATGCGGTAATATAGGGGCTGCCATCGTGCGCGATAGCTATTGCAGAGCTATCCGGGCTAAATGCGACACCGCCCCCAGCGCCCGTCGGTAGCGTCGCTGGATTAGAATATTTAGTTCCAAAGCCAGAACCTGACCATGGATAAGCAAATATAAATGGCGTTGTATCGCAAACAACAGCAATAGCTGAACTATCCCCGCTAAATGCTATGCCTCTGCCATTGCCCGTCGGTAGCGTTGCTGGATCAGAATATTTAGTTCCAAAACCAGAACCTGACCATGGATATGCTGAAATGTAAGGACTGCTAGAGTGCGCGATAGCTATTGCAGAACCATTGGGGCTAAACGCTACGCCAAATCCATTATTGGCAAGTAGTGTTCCTGGATCAAAATATTGAGTTCCAAATCCAGAACTTGACCATGGATATACTGAAATGTAAGGACTTAATTGATGCGCGATAGCTATTGCAGAACTATTCGTGCTAAACGCTACGCCGTAGCCCCCGCCTGTTGGTGCCGTCGCTGGATTTGCATATTTAGTCCCAAAACCGGAACCTGAACATGGGTATGCTGAAATATTGGGGAAACCACTGTGAGCAACAGCTATTGTAGAACCATCAGGGCTAAACGCTATGCCATTGCCGGAGCCTGTCGGCAAAGTGCTTGGATCAGAACATTTAGTTCCAAAACCAGAACCTGACCATGGATATATTGAGGTGTAAGGACTGCTTTGATACGATACAGCAATCTGCTGAACCGGATACCCGCCGGATGTGAAGGCAACGCTAAATGCCAAGTTTGTTGGTAACGTGGTTGGGTTAGCGTATTTGGTTCCGAAACCAGAAGCCGACCATGAATAAGCAAATATAAATGGGGTTGTGTCGCAAGCAACAGCAATAGCCGAACTATCCCCACTAAAAGCAACACCGTAACCGGTGCCAGAAGGCAAGGTGGCCGGATTAGCATATTTAGTTCCAAAACCAGACCCCGACCACGGGTATGCGGTAACAAACGGCGTTGTGTCACTAACAACAGCAATAGCCGACCCATTTGGGCTAAACGCGACGCCTCGACTAATATCTGGTGGTAATGTTGCGGGATCGGAATATTTAGTCCCATACCCAGAACTTGACCAAGGGTATGCCGACACAAACGGAGATGAAATATGAGCAAAAGCAATGGCAGCGCCATTGGGGCTGAACGCCACGCTTAAAGCCCCGCCTGCCGGTGGGGTTGCTGCGTTGGCATATTTAGTTCCAAATCCAGACCCCGACCATGCGTATACCGACCCGTTACTATCAGCCACAGCGAGAGCGGTTCCGTCTGGACTGAACGCTACGCCGCTGCACTGCCCAACCGGCAAAGTCGAAGGATTGGCATATTTAGTTCCAAATCCAGAGCCTGACCACGGGTACACAGTTACATATGGCGACCCAAGATGGCCCACAGCCAAAGCCGAACTATTGTAATTAAACGCAGAACTTTGAGCTAGTGCCGCCGGTAGCGTAGCCGGATCGGAATACCTGCTTCCGAATCCAGACCCAGACCAAGAATAAGCCACAACATATGGTGATCCTGATAAAGCCGCCGCAAGAACGGTTCCGGTTGGATTAAACGAAACACCCGTATAACCGGTTGGAAGTGAAGCTGGATTAGCGTATTTGGTTCCAAATCCACTTGTTGACCAAGGATAAACAGAAATATATGGCGAACTAAGATGCCCAACGGCAATTGCCCGAGACGGTGCTGACGCGGCTGAAACCTGAGTTGTATTTGCGCTAAACATCAGAGGTAATTCTGCCCAGCAACCGAACCCAGCCAGTTCGTGCCATCAGCCGTGAACACAAATTTATCGCCTTTGCTGGCGGTGCTGGTGATTGTTGGCGCGGTAGACGAAGGCCACTTGACCACAGCGGGCCACGTCGCAGTTCTGCTGCCCGTGGCGTCCTGCTTCAGGAACATCATGAAGGATTGCCCTGCGGTGGCGGTTGGGAACGTGAACGTGCAGTTACCCGTCAACGTCAGGATTTGCAAGGTGCCGTTCGCTAAAGAAACTGTGTAAGCCGTGCTGGTGTTGGCTGTTACGGTTTCTTCGGTGTAACCATCGTTTACCGTCACAGCAGACAGCGTGAAACTGGTAAACGTGTTGGTGTTGCCCAGCGTACCTGCATTGTTATACAGCGCGTAACCCGAGGTGCCGCCGCTAATACCTGTTGTGCCAACCGTAAGGCCGCTGGCAACGGTCGAGAACGACAAAGTGCCCGATCCGTTGGTGGTCACCACCTGACCATTGGTGCCGTCTGCGGTCGGGTATTTTAGCCCTGCCGGATTGTTCATAAGGCGGGTGACGGTGCCCGACGCATTTTTAGAAAACAGCGCCATGTCGGTGTTGGCGATGTTGATCGCCAGTTCGCCATCCGCAAGGTTCGTGTTGACGGGCACCGCTGCGCCGGTCGTCGTGCGGTACAACTGGATCGGCGTGAATCCGACGGCGGCCATATTATTTCTCCTGTTGCAATTGTTTACGCTTGGCCCAACTAATGCTTGCAGCTTGTGAAAGTTTTTTCCGCGTTTCTTCGTTTACAGGTTTTTGTTTTCTACCTTTCTGGGCTGCTGAAATTTTAGCTTTTGCTTCATCAGTGTGCGGTCGCCCCGGTTTGCCCATAAGAGACTCTGAAATTTTAGCTCGCGTTAAAGGGTCTCTAGTTTTTCCAAGCCAAAATCCCGGTGAACCCGTTTTGGCTACAGATATCTTAAGTTTTGATTCTTCTGTGTGATTTTTGCCGTAAAAATAATTGTTTTGTAAACTACGCGCCTTAGACATTTTTTCTAATGTCTCGGGTTTATGCGTCCTACCCTTGCGCTGCTCACCCATTAACATTCGAGTTTCTTCAGTGTGAGAATAACCAGAAATTCCCTCTCCACCCTCAGTCATATTGGTCAACTTCACACCTGCGCGCCTAAGAGCTTTGATCAAACCTTTTTCTAAGTCTAACGCAAGCTCTTCGCTTGAGCAATCAAAGCGACCTACAAGTATGATGTCTTCGCCGTATTTGCCAATTACGTTACCATGGTGATAATTTCTAGCCGAAAAATCATGCGAACGCCTTCCTTTACCCTTACCAACATAAAATATACCGCTCGCATCCGTTATATCCGGGCGAGCGTGGACGTATGCGTAGAACTGAGACGATTGTTGTAGCTCCTGCATCAGATCACCTCAGATTTTCGATCTTGTACAGCGTCGTCATGTACACCGCTGTCATTTCATCAAGAATGTTTTCAAGGGCCGGGACACCTCGAGCGATGTCCTTGCGATTTGAATTTAGCCATAGCAGGTCTTTGCGAAGAAACTTAGCAATATCTTTGACCTCGTCCGGGGCTTCCGCAAGCTGACCAAACGTACCTTGATGCGCCTCAACGTAGCGATCCAGCACGTCGATGATGTTATCGTAAAACTCACCGAGAGCTTGATGCTGAGAAAAGCTGTTGGTGGTCCAATGATTGGCATGCGCGGTGTTGCGCGCCTGGAAGGATTTTATGATCAAATCTTTGATCATCAGAATGTACCCCCATTAATGCCGCCCCAGGCGGGCGCACTGGCACCCGCAGATACCAGAACCTGACCGGCAGTGCCAGCAGCGGTAAATGCGTAAGCTGTTCCAGTTCCATAAGCAGAACCACCAGCCGTAGGCGCGGCAGTACCGTTCGTGCCGCCGTTCGCAACAGGCAGTGTGCCGCTCACATGGGTGGTAAGGCCGATCTTGCCGTAACTCGGAGCCGCGCCGACACCGCCAGAGATTAGCGCATTGCCGGTGGCCACATCTGCAAGAGACGCCAGGGTGGTTGTGCCACTGGCGTAAACAAGATCACCAATCGTGTAAGAGGTAAGGTTGGTGCCACCGTTGGCCACCGGTAGCGTACCGCTCACATGCGTTGTAAGCCCGATTTTACCGTAACTCGGAGCGGCCCCAACGCCACCCGAAATCAGCGCATTGCCCGTGGCGACATCGGCCAAACTTGCAAGCGTCGTGGCACCGCTGGCATAGACAATATCGCCAATCGTGTAAGAGGTGAGCCCTGTGCCGCCATACGCCACACCCACCGTGGTTGCATTCCAAGTTCCGGCGGTAAGCGTACCAACGCCCGTAATGCCCGTATACGAGCCGGTTAAGCGAGCCGACGCCAGCGTACCCGATGTGACCTGGGTGGCGGCAATGGCGATTGAGGTATCGAGCGCCGCCGTCAACTGGCCCTGGGCATTTACCGTAAACGTAGGAACCGCCGATGCGGACCCGTAAGCGGCGGCGGTTACCGTTGTGTTGGTGATGCTGAAGACATTACCGGCAAGGGTTAGCCCGGTGCCTGCCGTATATATGGTAGATGCACCAAACTGCGAGAACACAATTGCCGTGGTGCCAACCGTTATCGGCAACGGGGTCTGCTGAACCCACGATGTGTTAGCGTTGACCGTGCCCGCCGTGATGAAGAAGAAATCGCCTGCGTCAATCTGACTGACACCCGTACCCGGCGTGTCAAAATCAGTTGCACGGGTCAGAATAAAAGGCGCGGCACCGCTGCCCGTCTGCGTGACGACATAGACGCCGTTATGGGCCTGATTGGCTTGGTTCTTGACCAGCACGCGGTTGGTGGTCGCAACCAGCGTGCCATCGACCGACAGGGCCGCATTTGCCGTCGCGGTCAGCGTAGCGCCGACACCCGAAGACCCGTTGTTATAGGTGCAGGTCGGCAACGCTGCCGCACTAGCCAACCGACAAGCTTGGTGGAAGTTGATACCTGCCGCGATGGAATCGGCATAATTTTTGTTGACGATGTCGGTGCCGTTGGTCGGCGCAGTCGAGATGCTACCGGTCGTCAGGCTAACCGCGTTGATCGGGGTGTTCGTTGCAGAAGTGACTTGGCCCTTGGCGTTTACGGTGATGACCGGCACGACCGATTGAGAGCCGTATGTGCTGGCGGACGCGCCCGAATTGGGCAGGTCCGCCGTGACCAGAGCGCGAAAGCCTGTGGCCCCCGCAGGGCCAGATGCGGGGCCAGCATAGACCACGTTGGCCGCTTGGTCCGTTACGACGAGCGCCGAGCCCCAAGTGGGGGCACCAGTGCCGCCAGAAATAAGCACCTGACCGGCAATGCCGACCGGACCCACATACAGGCCATCGGCACCGGACCAGATAACAGCGCCAGCAGCCGCCACGATGCTTCGTGCCGTGCCGCCGTTGCTCAGGCCAAGAATGCCATCAACTTCGTCATCCACACCGACATTCACCGCCGGGTGCTTATGGTCGGCGCGGGCAATATCGGTGGACGTGCCTGCCGAACCCGATTGGAACCCGGCCAGTGGGGCCGCGTTGCTCAGATTGGCCGTGATCGTGATGTTGCTGCTAAGCGGTCCACCGCCGCCAAGACCCGTCCCGGCGATAACTTGGCGGCTTGTGGGCACATACCCACTGATCGCAACTGGCACCGTAGTGGCCGACATAACGCGGCCCGTGGCGTCAACGGTGAACACAGGAATGTCGGTGGCAGTGCCGTAGGAATTGGGCGTGACGCCCGAACTGGCAAGCTGGGTCGTGCCCACGCCGCCATTGGCAATGCTCAGCGTGACGTTTGAGGTAAGCTGGCCACCGCCGGTCATACCCGTACCGGCAATCACTTGGCGCGTGACCGGCACCCCAGCAACAGCAAGCAGATCACCGACACGAATCTGATAGTTGTTGCCCTGGTAGACAATCATCATGAGCGAGTTTTCGTCAGCCACCGGGGCGACCGGTAGTTGCGTGATCCGCGTCGGAATGAGATTGCTAGGTACGTCGGTCATTTAGAACTCCAGATACCCATTGCCATTCTCAGTGATGAAGAACTCGTCTCCCTGCTCTTGGATAACACCAGCGGGGCGCGTGTTGATAGGCGTATCGGGTCGATTGAACGGCAGCACAATCTGATCCGGTGCTCGGGGGGCAAGGCGATAGGGGTCATATTGGTCACGATCCTGATGGCAAACCATCAAGCCGGGATAATTCGGGTCAGGCATGAGTTCCGCCAGGAACATCTTGCGCGAACAGCGCCCGCAGATGCCAATGCCATACGTTGACTGGCCAGTCGGATCGAGAAACTTACCGCCACTCATGCGGTGTACGCCCGAATGCCGGGATTGATTTGAATGGGAGAGCCATCATTGTCGCCATCCCAGGCACGCTGCATGGACATTGCCGCGCGTGCCTCGAGCACGGGGATGAGGTTCATATCGACAGCAGGCGTCTCAGCCGCCACACGGGCAGCAAGGCCATTCGTGATCGCCTCCAGCCACCGGTTGGGCACCTCGACCTCTTGCTGGAGGTTCTGGGTGTCCATAATCTGGCGATGCCGCCAGAGCACAAGCTGGGCCTGCTCAGCCGCCGAGAACGGGGCGGGCCAGAGGTAGACGACCGGCTCGGGCAGGTCGCGCAGGAAATAGTAATTGCTGGGTCGACCGGGAAACACCTTGTTGGACTGGTTGACGTAGCTGTCGCGGTTCAACTGCCCAAGTGGAATTTCCTGCGGCAGATTGCCCAGGGTGATGGCGGCGTAGTTGATCGTGCTGGCCGAGGTGATGCGGAAATATTGGTACGGCAGGCCGACGTTGATGTCCGACCATGTGATGTCACCGGCAACCGCCGCCGTTGTTTGCGTGCCGACCGTCACCCAGGTCGTGCCGTTATTGCTGACCTGAAAGGTGAGGTTGACGCCCACGCCGCTCCATTCAACGCCCACCGTGTTGACCACGGTCGCGCTGGTAAAGTTCACCGTGTAGCTGGTGGAGGTAACCACCGTCGCACCGCTGAGAAGCTGAAGCGTGCGGTAGTTGAGGTTCAGCACCTCGACCGTGCCGACCGGCAGCGTCACCAGGGGCTGGTTTTCGTACATCGGCAGAACCAGCTTCTCGATGCACCAGCTTGGCGTTTTGATGTTCGCCAGTTCGGAGAGCATAAGATAGAGCGAGTCGAGAGCATATGACTGCATCTCAGACGTGATCGCCTGGGCGGGCATGCGGCAACGCCGGAAGGCGTGGTCAACCACCTTCAGCGCGTTAAATGTGGTGCCGCCGATACTGCCCGAATAGGCCATGCTGTCTCCGCTTAAAAGCGACGGTCGCTGATACAGCAGGCCCCGTGATATTTACCAAAGAGATACGTCACGGGGCCTGAAATGACAAGCTACTTCTTCATAGCCTTGCGGGCTTCAGACATGCCAATCGCAACAGCCTGCTTGCGGCTCTTCACAACCGGGCCGCTCTTGCTGCCGGAATGCAGTTCACCGGCTTTGAACTCACCCATGACCTTGCCGACCTTAGCCATACCGCCTTTGGCCATGTTCACGGTGCCACGGGCATGCGGCATGGGTGCGCCCTTGCCGTCAGGAAGAAGGGTCTTCGCAGTGTTTTCCTTTTTGCTGTAGACCATGCCGCTGCCCGGGGCGGGGATCATTGGTTTTTGACGATCTATCGGGTACTGCTTCCGCGTCGCCATGCCACCATTTTTATAACCGGGGCTTTCGCGCGTAAGAGCGCGCATTTCGGCATCAGTGGGATGGGCACCCATTCTCCGGCGAGCGTTTTCATGCGCGAGAGATCGCATTTCGCTGTCAGTCAGATTGCCGCTTTTTTTGTGACCAAGTCCGTCACGCATAGCAGCGCGCATCTCACTATCAGTCAGATTGCCGCGCATCTCACTGCTATTCCCGACATGGCCGCCGTCCGCTTTCTTTATCCCGCCCTTGGCATAGCCAGTCGCCATCGGCTTGCTGTTGGACGACGGAAACGTAAACTCAGAGACATATTTCAGTGTCTTACCCATTGGTCGGACCCTTCACACGAATGTTTTCAATCAAACGATCAAGTTTTGCATCAAGCACTTCAAGACGGTTCATCACGCGATTGATGTCAGCATGAACTTCCGTCTTTGTCACATAGTCTTTGGCGATTTCCTCGCGCGTTTTGTTCAGAAGGATGGATATGCGGCTAAGTTCCGTCGCCTTATCCTTCAAAACCCAACTCACGATGCCAACCACCAAAGATAGCGCAGCGTTCCACAGCGTCAGGTCCATCACGTCACCTCATCACGGTGTCGCATAGGTTTTGATGCACTCAAGAACAATGGTGTACATGTCCCCAGCACTAGCATCGGCGGTGGTGAACAGCACGTTGCCGTTCACACCTGCACCGGCATTGCTGGGCAGGCCACCGAACGACGAAAAATCCATGAGATAGTTCGTGTTTTGGGGAAGCTGCCACGCAAACGTGTCCGTGGTGGCGTCAAACAAAATGCGGACTTCCATACCGTGCGTGGTTGCCCAAATCTTGTTGATCTTCACGCCGTTACAGGCATACCCGAAGATGTTCGGATTGAGGGTCGAGGCGTTGATCTTAACGACCGCCGTCTCGCCCGTGCCATCCGAGATATTCGTGAACTTGCCGATAAACAGGCGTTCACCGTCGAGGATCGTCTGAGACGATACTGCATCAGCCATTTATAAGCCTCCTTCTTCCGATTGAGGCTATCCTCAAGCGATTGTGACGCCCTTGGAACCGATGACCGCCCAACCCGTAGCGGTGTAGATCATCAGCACACTGTCGCCCACATTGGTGAACGTGACGGTCGTGAAGCCGATCTTCGTGGTCGGGGTGAGCACCGCCGAACCGCCGTCCACAGTGTGGACGATGAACTTAATCAGACCTTCTGTCCCGTTGGCCAGCGTCAGGGCCTGAGAAGCACCGGTCGTGGTCAGCGAGGTGAGCATGTCGGTCAGGTTGACCGCGCCCGCGCCAGACAATGCCTGATTGGTTGCGGTGACGTCGCCCGTGATATTGCCGGTCACGTTGCCGGTCACGTTTCCGGTAATTGCACCGATGAAACCGTTGCGCGAGGTAACGGGACCGGTAAATGTCGTTGAAGCCATGATAATATCCTCACATGCGAGATAGGCGCTACAGTCTGCATGACGTCAGCCGGGACTGTCTGCAACGCCGGTTTACCCGGGAAAAGCGAATGGGGGGCCGAAGCCCCCCACCCAATTAGACGCCAGCGGTGCCGAACACGCCGCGCGGGTCAGTCCAGCCGAACGTGTAACGCTCGGTGGCCTTGTAGCGCATGCTGTCGGTCTCGAAGTCGCCTTCCATGCTCTTCTCGAGCCCACGGCGCATCATCAGCTTCAGCCCTTCAGGAGCGTCAGTCTGAATCCACCAAGCGGTGGTGGAAGTGATACGCGACAGGTTCGCCTGACCATCGCTCAGCAAGCCCATGGACTTCACGGGGTTGATGTCGTTGTCAGCCGTGCCGGTACGCAGCACCGACTTGAGCAGCACTTCCGCCTGGAAGACGTTGGACGGACCCGTCACAATCTTCTTCGGCGTCAACCGGATGCGCTTGCCGTTGTTGTCAACAGCGTTGCGAATCTGAATGAGAAGCTGTTCAAGCGAAGTCTGCGACAGGGCCGCAGGCGTGGTCAGCACGTTCGAGAACGTACCGTTGACGATGGGGTGGTTGTTGGCAACCAGCGCCACGCCGTCGCCGCCCGCATAGGCAGCGTTGAAAGCGCGGTTCAGGATGTTCGCGCCCAGCGTCTCCTTCGTCTCGATCAGAGACTGCGCGAGATGCTTCGCGTAGGTCTGGCCGATGCGGATGTGATCGCCGTCTTCGACAAGAACCTTGGTCAGGCTGAACGCCAGACCATAGACCTTGTAGAGGTAACGCTGGAGGAACAGAACGCCACCGCTCTGGTAGCTAACGGCCATGCCGTCGGGCAGTTCAGGGGCCGCGCCAAAACCATAGAGCACAGGCTCTTCATGGTAATTGCGGGGAATGCCCTTCTGCTCGCGGAAGACCATCTTCCACTCATCAGCGCGCTGATCATAAACGCCGTCGAAGACTTCGTTCAGGATGGGCTCAACTACCGACCGGAAGTCGGTACTACGCATTGGTGTAGCCATGTGTCATACCCTCCTTAAACGGCGTTAACCGCTGCTTTGTACTGATGCTCGTTGATACGAACAGTCACTTGTACATAAGCGTCGGTCAAAGAATCGTTGATGTCGTAAGCAAAGCCGGTCATCTGGAACTGGCCAGACGTCGCCTGAGCAGCGGTCAACTGAGTGTTGCTCAGACCGGTGCGGGTCGAACCGCCCGGGGAAGCAACGGTCCAGTCAAACTCTTCACCCACCGAGCTTTGAGCAGACGTGCCCGAAGACGGGTTGGTAAGCTGAACGTCGAACAGCGTTTCCGGGTCATCGTACACCCAGGCCACGATTTCAGTGCCAGTGGTGCCGGTGGGCCAGAACGGGCTGATCGTCGGCTTGCCGGACGCATCGAGGTACTGGCAGCCAGCGAAGATGCCGAGCAGCGAGATGCCGTCAGTCGTACCCGAACGGGTGCCGTCAGACGTGCCAAGCTGGATGACGCCGTTGCTGGTCAGCTTTACCGGATCGCCGGAAAAGATGTTTGCAGCGTAGGCGCTTGTGATGGTGTAGGCCTTCGGACGCATCTGACCACTGTTGTGGAAAGACGGGCGAAAGCCATAAGGTGCGCTAATTGCGGACATTGTGGCTCCTAATGGATTGAGTGGTTACGATAGGTCAAACATGGCCTCCCGCTGTTGCCCAATCTCCAAATTACCTTCCCCAATTTGCAGCTTAGATTTTGAAGCCCGCGCCTGCTGCTCGAGGAAATCGGCAGTGTCGGTAAGCTTCTCTTCTTCGCGCAGTGGGGCGTCATGGTGCGCTTCCTGCATGTACTTCTCGTAAAGAGAAATGGGTAGCTTGAAAGCGAGCATCTCATTGACGCCAATGAGCCCAGACCAATCGCCGGTCTTCAACGTCGCATATTCCCAGCCGGGAACCTCTTCCGGCTTCACGGGCTCGTAGCCCAATCGAATACGCATGTGAATCGAGTCACGGGGATTGGTAGTTGTCAGCCAGCAGGTATGCCAGCCGGGGATTTTTGGCAGGTCTGGTAGAGAGGACTGGAAGAATTGCTGACGAAACATAGCAACCCGCTCATCATCAGAGACCTCACGATTTTGGGTAACAGCGCGATCTTGCATCGCGCGGCTTTCGCGGCCTTCACCAGCAGATTTTTTCAAGCGTTCGTCGGACATTAAATCGCTCCTTTCAGCGATTGAGGGGACAATAGAATTTTCAAATTGGGTTTGCAAGTTTCTTCTACGCCTTGTTGTTTCGGTCATATTCCGCGTACCTCTTCACATACTTGGAACGCAGAACCGGATCATCCCAAACACCCGCCTCGACCAACGCTTGCTTGCGTTCCGGCGAGATGTACACCTCCCGGCGCGTGCTTGTCGGGGCGTGCTCGCGGCCAGAGCCGACCACCGGGCCACCACGCGGCTCGCGCTTGGCACCGGCCTTCTCGAACCGTTCGGGCAGGCGGCGTGCCGCACGCTTGTTCAGTTCATCCCAATATTCTGGGGTACGGGGGTCGTAACCGTCTTTCGCCATGGCCTGATCAATGGCGATAACGATGGCAGAATCCTCGTTGCGACCCATCGAGTCGTACCAGGGGTTCTTCTCAATGAACTCCTGGGCGTAGCGCAGCGTGACGTCGTCGATCTGCTGGGGCTGCGGTGCCTGGGGCGGCTTTTGGGCCACCTGATTCTTTTGGAAGTTAAGCTGCTGGATACGCGCCAGAGCCTGATCTCGGTATCGCATCGCCTGGGTGACGTCGTCGCCGTTACCGGCGGCCACGGCCTTGGCAATGACCCGCTCGGCCATGTCGGCCTCGTTGGCCGCTTGATTGAGGGCGTTATCGAACGCGCTCAAATCCATGGTGTGGGTGCGCTGCTCCTGAACGCTAACCCGGCGCTCGAGATCGTCGTTGCGCTTGCGAAGGAAATCTAGCTCGAGCTTGTCGCGCTTGATTGCATCGTCCCGGCGGGCTTTACGATCTTGCTTTTCCGCCCGACGACGCTCGCGGATGGCATCGCGTTCATCGTCGTTCGATGACGTAACCCGCTCATCGGCAGCATCATCGTCGTCATTGTCATCAGCATCGGATAGCTGATTGGGGTCTTCGACAATGACGATTTCCTCGTCCTTGTCGTCATCGTCTCTCAGTGTACCAGACATGGTTCATCTCCTTTCAGATGAAGGCTTTGACCGTCAACGGATCACCCGTGACGCGGCCAATAATATCCAAATCGTTAAAGATCACGAACATCGCGCTATCGTCGCGGTTGATCGCCACCTCCCACCGGTCGCCGCCGTATTTCGGCACGCGGACGAAATCGCCCTGCACGCACCACGCGCCTTCCGGCCAGTGTTCCTGCGTGTTCCGGTTTCGGAATGCCAACGACCCGACGCTGACCACCTTGGCCACCTGGGTGTTCCACTTTTCAGTGTCCTGCGTGTCAGAGGACAGGATGATACCGCCCTTTGTGACTTTGCGAGGGGTGCGAATTTGAACCAGAACGCGGCTTCCAAAAGGCTGAACGCCCGGATTTACATCCGGGAAAGCCTCTGCCAGTGCGTCCTCAGAAGTCGTTACCACTAGATTTCTCCTCTGCGATGAGTTTTAACAGCACGCCAATCGCCGCCTCGTAACCGGCAACGACACCTACACGATACCCATACTCAAAGGCATCGCGTTCCTGTGGGCGCTTCAGGGCGTCCACAGAAAACTGAAATTGAGATTGCTTCAGAAGATTTAGAAGCTTGGTTTCGTTCACGCCTGATTCTTTTCAGTCTTCGGATCGGGCGGCAGAGACTGACCATCAAGCTTTTCACCCGCCGCGAGGCGGTGCTTCTGCTTCACATAGGCACCGGTCATCGGCACCGTGCCGTTATTCTTAGGCTTGTCGTCCATGGTAACTCCTATGGATTTGGGTTGGGGTTTAATCTGGCAGCATTTGCCGCCAGAACTCCAGCGCGGATACGCGCCTTTGTTTCTTCACTTCTCGGGCCTCTTGGCCCTCTTTTTATTCCAGACAATTTTGCGCTAATTTTAGCGCAGATTTCGGCATCACGACTTTTGCCAAAATATTGATGCTTAGCGCCGCTATGAGCTTCCGACATTTTTTGCCGGGTCTCTTCACTGGGTATTACACCCAAAGTGTGCTGGTTACCAATCAACGCGGTTCCTATGGCAGATCGATGAGACTTTGACAGCACGTGTCCTGCGGTATTGCGATTCCCCAACAAACCTGCGGATATGCGTGAGCGGTGGTCCTCAGACAAAGAAACCCCTTTAAATTTTTTAGACATCCAAATAGCATGCTTACGTTTTGCAATATCGTATAACCGACTATTAATTACGCGTTGTTCCCCAGCGGCAAACATCATCACGGCATACCACTGTGAGCCACCGTGAACATGTGCCAAGAAAACATGAGCGATAAAATGCTCACGTGCGGTCAACCATACAAGGTTGTTACGGCTATTAGACCCACCCAAGCTGCGTGGAACGACATGATGTCGCTCCGCGTAGCCTTTCGGCTTACCCCGCGCTTTAGCTTTGGCGATAAGCGCCTCGTAGTGTTTTGAATAATTCATGGGTTTGGATTCAACCCTGTGCCTGTGCTGACCGCCACCTTCTCGCCGGTCGCCATTTCGGCGGCAGCAAGCAATTTGGCGGTGTCGTTATCCGCCTGATTCATGCGCTCGCGGGAAGCAATCTCGGCCCCCTTGCGCTCGTTCTCTGCGGCTTCCCTAAGCTGATCGGCCCGCAGTTTCTCGACAAGTTCCATCTGCTTGCTTTGCAGCTTAGCCTGCTCAAGTTGGGCATCCATCATCAGGCGCTGCTGCTCGATCTGGGCCTTCTGCTGATCGGCCTGGGCCTGCATTGCAAGGCGCTGTTGATCAAGCTGAGCACGCTGCTGATCGGTCTGGGCGCGCTGCTGGATAGCCATCTGCTGCATCTGGGCACCAAGCTGGGCGACCTGCATGCTGTTGTCAGGCGGCATCTGCGGGTGCGGTGCGAACTGCTGTGCCGCCTGATCAATTGCGGCCAGTTCCTGGGCCATCCCACCCAGTTGCTGCTCGATGTACTGCTGCACCTGCACGATCACCTTGACCTGATCGGCGGCTTCTTCGGGGATCAAGTGCTTTTTCTGGGCGATAGAGACGCTCCTGTGCGCCTCAACCAGATAATAATTCAGCAAGTGATCGCGCAAGTGCATGGACATCGGATATAGGAACGTCTTGGTGATCGCCGGATTGCTGCCGAACAGCGGCGACTTCAAAAACGCCATATGCGTCATAATGTGGGCGATGTGATCCTGCTTTGGCAGCACATAAACCGGCTGCCCCATAGATGCGGCCACGTTTTCGCTGACCGGGTCCATATCGTCCTGGGCAGGCTTAGGCTGAAGCACCTCATCATCCGGGATTTTGAGGGTGCGAAGGAACATCTCCTCGACTTTGCGAGGGTCATATAGCTGCGGCATCGCCGCTGCGCGCGCCATAATTGCCTGAATTTGGGCAAAACGCTGCGTTTCGGAAAAAATTGCCGGGTCACTGACTGGAACCACGTCGAGGGGGCCGTCAAAATCCGACGGATCAATTTCGAGGCCGTCAACCTGATCTTCGATGTCCTGTTCGGTCAGGTACGCCGAGTTAATCCGGTGCAAAATCTTAAAACACCGGGCCATCGAGTTGTGCAGGCGGGCGTGAATGCTCGAGAACACGACCATGCCCTGCTCGATCAGGGCCATTGTGGTGCCGACCGGCTGGTTGGCGTTCTGATCGCTCAGCTTCTCAAAGGAAGTCTGGATGACACCCTTACCGGCCTCCACCAAAAAGCCCAGAAGCTGAAACAGCGTCGGGCTCGGCGGGTTGAACGGCATTGGCATGGCGATCTTGCGGACGTCGTCAATCATCGCGCCGCCGTCCATCTCGACCACTTCGGTCGGCTGGAGGTTGATCGTCTGCCCACCAGGGCCACCCTTGAGCTTCAGCAGGGTGGGGATGTTCTGGATGTGGGCACTATCCAGCAATGCGCGAAGGGCACCTGTAGCGGCTCCTGAGAGGCCGCCAATCATATGCGTCAGGCCAATCGGATACGCGCCGCGCCAGGGCACGAACGGGAACTCAACGATCCAGTCGAGTTCTTGATGCCGGGCATCATCCGGTTCCCAATTGCGGTAAAGGGCAAGGGCCTCGCCGGTCGATTTATCGACGCTCAAAATGTACGGGCAGAGGTCTTCGTCTTCAATGTCGAGGTAGGTGTAGATTTCAAAGATGGTCCGCAGGCCATCCTCGTTGTAGCTGGTGGATTTGCGGCCCTCGATCTTGTCGTTGGCAATCGTCGCCTTGCTGAACTCGGGGTCATCGGGATAGCCCAGGTCAACGTCGATATACATGCCAGCCTTGACGCGCTTCAGGTACTCCATCTTCGTGATATACTGCACATGCGTCTTGCGCTCGGCGGTGTAGAAATTCGTGGCGGCGAACGGCAGGTAGACGTCGTCAATCGGCACAAACTCGGCCTGCGGGCGACGGTGTTGCGGGTTCCACATAAACTTGAGGTACTGCCCGCCGCCAAGCGGAAGTTGCGTGCTCAGTTGCTCCAGTTCGCTGCGGAACTCGGGCATCTGCTGCGTGGTCTGCCAGTTCATGAACGCCGCCTTGCGTTCAGCCTTGGCCACCTTTTCCTTGTCGGCTTCGCCGTAAATTTTACTCTTAACCGGCCCGTTCGACGGAAAGATTTCTTTCATGAAGCGCGCAGAGAAATCGACGCAGGCTTCGACGAGCATCGGGTGAACGACTTTGTTCGCCCCGCTGAACTGGGCACCGCCGGGCGCATCGTCGCCCAGGCCGGTGCGCCGCAGCCCTTCCTCGTACAATTTGTCCCGCTTCTCGCGGGCTTCCTTGTCGCGCTCGATCTTCTCGAGCAGGTCGGTGACGATGTCCTCTAGCGCGGCCTGATCGACTTCGTCGACAATGTTCGCAAAGTGAGCAAGATGACGCTTCTCGTCTTTGTCATTCTCAAGCCGAATGATCGCGCCACCGTCTTCGGTATCCTCGACTTCAAGATTGTCCTCGTGGTCGAGTTCAACCATCTCGCCGGGCTTGTCGTCGTCATCGTCTTTGAGAGTGTCAGACATATCCAGCCTCGATTTGATTGGCGAGCGCGTTTACCGCGTCAGGATCGTAAAGGGCGGCACCATCGTTAACAATGCCACCCTCGGCGTACCGCCGATACAAATCAGCCAAGCCGCCTTCAGCGTAGCCCATGGTCTGGCGAATGCGGTCACGGGCTTCAGCCGCTGCGCCAACTTCAGAACTGGGAGCAGCGCGCCCGGCGATCCGGTCCAGAACCATACCGTTCAGTTGGTCTGCCGTTAGTTCCTCGCGGGGCGCGGGGCGATGCGTGCGATGGCGAGGAAGACGGGTCGCCCTTACAACAATTTCATGAACAGGTATTGAGTCCACCATGCCGCCATCAGCGTACTTCTGCTCGAGGTGTGCCAGCCCACCATCGGCGTAGCCGGGCATGCCAGCGCGGCGCATGACCGCAGGCACGTAGGCCCGGGTCTCGGGATTGTCAGGGATTGTATTGCCCGCCTCAGTTACCCGGCGCGGGCCTGCATTGTACGCGGCCAAAGCCAACGGCACGTTGCCCTCAAACCGATCAAGCTGCTGGCGAAGATACCGGGCACTACCCTCGATATTCTGCACGGGATCGCGGGGGTCAACGCGCAGATCGGCGGCGGTGCCGGGCATCAACTGCCCAATGCCAACAGCGCCCCGGGGGCTTACCGCATTTGGATCAAACCGGCTTTCCTGTTGGAGCATCGACAGGAACACGTTGCGCGGCAGGCCATACCGCTCGGCCATTTGAATAGCGGTCGCGACGTGCGGGTTCTCGGGGTTAAAGCGTTCGTGCGTTGGCACCGCCTCAGCACCAGCCGTCTGCGGTAACAATGCTGGCGGAACATGCACCGGGTTGCCACTGGCATCTAGCGGCGGAGGGGTCGGGGGCACTGGTAGTGACTGAGCCTGACCACGGGCCTGGGGTGCCGGGGGCACTACTGTCGGCGGCGTGGGAGGCAGTGGAAGACCGTGCGAGCGCGCGGAAGCAAGTAAGGGGGCGGCGGGTGCCGCGCGCCGCTCACGGGCAGAAGCCGCCACTGGATCAAACGGGGCTTGGCGGTTGGCGTTGGACCGGCGCATCTGCTCGAGCAGGCCCAGCGCGGTCATGCGGTTTGGGATTTCGCGTTCAGCCATCTACCGGTTCCTCACCACTTAACCTTGTCTGTCTTGTCCCAGATCGGTTTCTTAGGCGGCATCAGATTTAACCCTTTCACGCTTCCGCTGAACTCCTAAACGCTGCAACTCAAGTTGGCGAGTTTTATATTCCGGATCAGCCCACTTTAGTTTTTGGCTTTCGGCGCGAATTTTTCGTGCCTCCTCGGTTTGAGGGACCCCCTTTTTTGCTTTTGAAATATTTTCACCCCATTCCGGTTTACGGGGAGTGGCTTTGAGAGTCGCCCGAATTTTTTGTTTTGTTTCGTCAGGCATTGTTTTGCCTTTTTGTTTTTCAGATCGCAGCTTTTTTGACTCTTCAGAGTGTTTGCGACCTTTGTGAGCCAATCCAATTTTCATTTTATCTTCGTCAGTAAAAATATAACCGACGGTGCCATCGCCACCTGCGGTCATATTATACCCAGCGGGAACCATTGTTGAATACGCAGCAATGGCTTTGACTTCCAAGTCTTTCACATAAGAAAAAGTAGATGTTAACAAAATTTCTTTTTTAAAGCTATCAAATCCATATTTACAAATAGCTTTATGAAGCACGCATTTGGACCCGCAGCGAGCGGCATGAGAATGCTCTAACCAACGCTTGCGTGTGTTTTTTGTTATACCGATATACACCTTACCCGAAGGCGAAGTTAATCGATAAAGATGTGCGGTTTCTGTCATGCTGCGTAAGGATTTATCCGCTCCCGCTTAAATTGCTGAGGCTCGTCCCGCTCTCGGGCTTGAGGCAATTCAAACCACCCCTCATTTTTTAAAAATATCACAGCTTGAGTCGTGCAGTCCACATAATCATCATGGGCCGCAACCGGAAACCTAGCCAGTTGCTTGATGAACGCCGTCGCCCAGCTCACGGGTTGGCCACGGTTTTTGCCACTCTCTGGCACCCACATTAGCCCGAGTTCCAGCGTCGGGGCTGCCTGATGGGCTCGGCTGATTTTGTCGGCATTGCCGGGATTGTAGGCAACGGCTGGCACCCTCGCAAGCCGCAGGTCTTGCAGCAGCGACTGACCGGACGCCTTAGCCTCGACCAGTATCCTGTCGGGCTTGCGCGGGCGGCGTATGCCGTCCTTGACCGATGTTGCGCCATACTCGGTTGACCAATCCTTTATCGCCCGGGCGCGCAGGTCGGGATAGCTGAGGTGTTCGTCCCAGGCGTCGATCAGCAGGATGTTGCGCTGGCCCTGGTGCGTGAAGACGGCCCAGACCGTGCAAGCTGTCGGATCGCCCGACGTTTTTTCCGTAAATGCACAATCATACGATTGCAGA